AACTTGCATCACCAGATATTGCCATAATTAAACTCCGCTGTTTAAACCTGTTGAGCCATCTGAACTGCCAATAGGACTCGCTGAGGAGTTCAGTATTCGGGGGGTATTAGTCAAAGTAGCGGCATTCAGGGTAGAGGTAAGAATTCCACACCCTACCGACGAACTATCGAAATTAACTACATTACCAGCACAGAAGCCATCAAATGTAGAAGATGTGACCAGTACGCGAGCGCAAGCTGAGCCCACTACAAAGTTAGTAGCTGGTGTGCCCGCACTACTATAAAAACGACCACCAATCTGACTGTAGCCACAACTGGTCATGTATACCCCATACTTCATTTCACTGAAGATAGTGTCATTCGAGATTGTGATATTGTTGCAGTTTGCCAACTTCACATGAGTGGCGAAAGCTGCTCCGGCTGCGGCATAGAGCTGAGTTCCCCCAGATATTGAAATACCACGGCAGTTATTAAAGAAAAGAAGATCAACTTCGGCAAGGATAGATTTGCAGTTGAACCACCCTCCAATGATAGAAACCATGGAGTCAGCAGAACCAACACTACCTGCACCATTGACGAACACAGCATTGACAGACACACTGTCTGCTCGACAATTAATCAACTGAACATCCTCATTCCCCGCATTGGCGGAGGCGGTCATGTCGAAGTAGTACCCCGAAGGAGCATCTGCTGTCTCACAGGCGATAAATTGGAGATCTGAAACATAAGCGCCGTATGACTTAAAGCCAATATGACCAGTACCTGTGGATTGAGAAGCATCCACATAACACCGATTAAATACAGAGCTGGCATTGCCCCCAACATTAGCCCCACCACCATTAATATCATACCCATCACAATTGTTGGCAGATCCGGTGATGTTGACCAGAATATCATCTAAAATGGTGTTACCGGCCCCCAACAACCCAATTCCCTGAAGCATTCCAGAGACATGGATATTAGATAGTTTGGCTAGAGCTGTGTATTGAAGGAAAATCCCCACTCCCCCTGTGGGGGCTGGAGTCTTAGTTATAGAAAAATCTTTAAGGTTAATCCCCTGCAATGTAGAGGCACTAGCCCCAAGAACCTGCAAAAATCCATTATTTGCATTTGTCAGGTTAAAGGTTGTAATATTTTCGCCACGGCCCTGGAATCTGATATTTTGTCCCACGCTACCAGTTTGCGTTCCAATGTTAAAGTTGGCAGATATTGGATAGATGCCAAATCCCGCCTGTATGGTGCCCCCGGTAAATTGGAGATAGTTACTTGCAGCTTGGAAGGCTGCCAAATTAACTGTGTCTGTGCCACCAACTGCTGCCCCAAACCACTCCGGATATATAAACTGAGCGATAGATGTCAGAGGAGCACAATTGGTAAAGATTTGATATGCCCCAGCATCAATCTGGGCTTGGGCGTATACTTGTTCGGTGCCTGCAACTCCAACAAACCCACCTTGGTGAGGAATAGACAAAATGGTGTTGGGTGCGAAGGTGACGTTGCCACTGATTAGAGTGGGTCCAGGAACTACCAAAGTTACCTTGGAACTACCAATCGCTGTAATAGCTGCCAAAACGGCCGTGGTATCATTAGTAGTTCCATTGCATTTACAACCATAGTCAGTTAGACTAATAACTGCCTTGGCTGTCAGTACCGCTAGTTGGGCGGGGATTCCTGGGAGCGTTGTGTTGACGGCCGTGTTTACATTGTTCAACCAATCTGAGGGGATTATCGTATTGTAATCCGTGAACGTCATGTTAATTGCCATTGATTATTGTCCTGCGTTGATGCCGTTCAGTTTTTCAACAGTTCTCATTGCACCAAGACCAAGCATTCCCATCAACAGTGGCAGCATCTGGGAGATATCCGCAGGAGCCACATGAATAGGGTAGCCGAAGGCTGTAGAGGCAAAGGTAGCAACAGGCAGTCCAATCCAGTTCCAGCCACAACCTGCGCCGCAAATCCAACCGATAAAGGGACGCCAACCGGACACGAATACACTGGTGCTGGCTGCTTCAGCCTTATTGGAATCCGTCTGAGCTTGGATGGTTTGAATCTGCACATCCAACTCTTTGAATTGTTCTTGTTGCTGAAGCTGTGCCATTTGGTAGGCAGCTTGTGCTTTAGCAGCGGGATCGGGAATGAACTTGTTGATAATTTCTAAACCAGCCCCGATGATGTCGTCAAGTCCAAAAGCCATGATCTTTAACCTTTATGGAAGAATTTAAATGCGCTGAAAAAGATACCGACACAAGAGACACAGAACCAGATAGCTCCTAGAAATCCCTTGTATCGATTAATGTCGGCGCGGATTGCTTTTACTTCTTTTAGAATCTCGCTGTCAGAAAGCTCATGACGATCAGAGCGCTCTTCTAGTATTGCGATACGTTCATTGATATCATTCATAGATTCATTGAGTTTAAAGTACCGCCAGATACTAAGAGCAGGGTGGCTCCAGACATCAGTGCGATAGGAATCGTGGTTGGTTCATCAGGAATTTCTGGTTGAGTTACGGGCAGTCCATTGGGAAAGCCCAGTCCTGGTCTAGCACAACCCGCTACAGCAAATCCAGCAACCCCACTAGAGCCCTCTTGTGTACAGAATGGATACACCGGATAGGTGGGGCCATCGAACAGATCGAAAGAGGTGTCGCTAGTGAAGGGAACAGATATCCGCTCTTGTCTAGCCCGGAGAAAATCCATCGGATGACGATTTTCGTAATCATCCTGACAAACTAACAACCCATCCCACCGCTTTAAAATTTGGCTGGCCTTAACCTTTCTATTGCACACCATGCAATAAACATTCCACTCACCCGATTTAAAATAATTACGGGCCATAGTTAACGCCTACGACGGGCAAAGATATACCCATTTACCGAAGCAGAAGCAACTGTGACACTGTTAGCCTCAGCAGTTAGAAAGACAGTGGTAGTTGTTGATACGTTGAATCTAGTCCCTGTGACGTTAAGCCCGGTAGTTCCTGCCGCACCAGTCGCTAGTGTGATCCCAAGCTCTATTGCTGCGGGCGGGGACGGTAATGTTGCACTAACAGTACCCAGTCCTGCATTTAATCCCACAACAATACTCCCGGCTGTGGGGATAAACAACGCCTGACCCCACACATCCCAATCACCAGCCGTCAAAGAGAGGCTGGTGGCATTGACCGTATTTCCAGATGTAATGCCGGTGCCTGTAGTCGAATTGGACAAGAATTCTCCAATACTTCCAGCATTGGCATTATCCGCCAAAGTAGTCCCAACCACACCAGAAGTAGTTGATGGGGTTATTGTGCTGGTTGCTTGTAGTGTAGTGAACTTGCCACTAGCCGCCGTTGTGGCACCAATCGTAGCACTATTCACAGTGCCACCACTGATGGTAACAGTCGGAATAACAACAGTCCCAGTAAAAGTGGGCGATGCTAGCGGGGCATATGTCGAGCCTGCTGCCGCTGTAGTAAGATACCCAGGAACTACAGGAGATCCGGTAAATGTGGGGCTAGCTAAGGGAGCGTAGCCAGAAATAGAGGCCCCGGTCGGGATTGTTACCGTCCCGGTGAATGTGGGGGAGGCCAATGGAGCGTAGGTGGTTGCAGCAATTGCTGAGGTAAGATAACTGCCCAGGTTAGTTTGGACATATGCTGTCGAGGCAATCTGAGTTGTGTTGGTTGCCGTAGCCGCTGTGGGGGCCGTAGGAACACCCGTGAGGGCCGTGTTCGTTAGAAGCACCGTCCCAGGAAGTTTGGTATCAGTTGTACCAGAAGCACCCACTGCGTAGAACAATGAGGTGGTGTCGTAGGTAGCCTGTGCCGTCAGTTGTGTTACGTTTTGATTAGTGGCCATAATAGTCGCCCATGTTATTGTACCTGCATCCAATCACCACCAGACATTAGAAGCAGATTTCCGCCCGTAAGCAGGAGGAGCTGGTCTGCTGAAACTGTACTAAATATGGAGACACTGGGTACTTGCGTTACCCCAGTACCTTTAGATGTATGAGTCGGATAAGACACCGACGGAGTAGTTGTCACTGCCATGTTAACCTTGACCTGCGTTAAACAGAGCTGTCATAGTGGCTGTACCAGTTCCGGCTGTGGTGATAAGGCGAATAGCCGCAACAGGGAAGGCATAATTGCCGTCGATATTAGCAGTTTGGGCTACTGCATACGCATTGTTAAACCATGTTGGAGTTACAGCGGGATTATAAATATCATCAAACGTGTGCTGCACAGTGTAGGTAATAGTCCCACTAATAACAACACCGAAACCGATGCCGAAGTTTGTGGAACGAGAATCTACAGGAACGGTAGCGCCGTTGGCGATACCAGTAATTGCTTGTATTACGCGGCGCATGGTATGTCCTAGATAAAGTAAGAAAAGGAAGGGGCCGAAGCCCCCTCAATTATCGAGTGTATTCTACAACGAAGTAGAATGGACCACCCGCAGTCGATGCAGTACCGGTTTCAGCATACTGGGCATAGATATAAATATCCCCAGAAGTTTGTACTGCCGGAGGACGCTCCAGATTGAAAACACCAGTTACAGTGTTAACCGTTGTGTTCAACAGACTAGTGCCCGTCGTCAAAACACTGAACGTACCAAAAGCGAATGTTGCACCAGTGGGACCAACACCCTGACCAGTCAGCGTAACGGTGGCCGTAGTACCTGCATTAGATGCAGTTTGAATGTACATACGGATACCGAGAATCGTAGCGTCAGCGGGAAGAACAGCCTTTTTAATCGTTGCACCAGTATCAGTGCGAAGTACCTGAAACGGAACAATGGCGTATTCTTTGCGGACGGGATTCAATGCATCAGGATAGGCCGCATTCAGCGGAACAATATCTTGTTGCTTATAACCCATAATTATTCTCCAAAGGAGCACCCCCAAAAGGGGGTGCGATTATTAGACGCCAGCCGAGCCGTAGATGCAGCGCGGATCAGTCCAACCAAACGAATAACGCGAGGTTGCTTTGAAGCGGGCATTCTCAGTGTCGAAATCATTATCCATTTCGAACTCATCACCACGCCGTTCAAACATCTTCAGACCATTCTTCACATCGGTAAGAATAAACAACGACAGCGGGTTCGTCAGGTAGTGATTAAGAACAATGCCCTTGGGGAAACGCCCAGTCTGCTTCAACGCATTAAGATCGTTGTTATCAGTACCAACCCGTCGTTCCGTCTTCAAGATCCGCTCAGCTTCGAATTCCAACTGAATCGGAAGGATCAAGCTTTGCGGACGAACTGCGATACGCAAACCACGATCATTCGTGAAGTTGGCAATGTCGATGCATGCCTGCTCAAGAGCAGCTTCCGACAAGTCAGCGGCCGTGCCGATCTGGTTAGAGAACGTACCGCCAGCAAAGTTGGGGTGTGCTGCATTAATCATCGACACGTTATCACCACCAATATACGAGCTATTGAAGGCGCGGTTATAGACGTTTGCACCAACCACTTCTTTGGTCTGACGAATCGAGAAAGCAAGACCTTGTGCTTTACGCTGACCAACTACATCATACTGGTCATCTTCCATGATTTCTCGGGTGATGATAAACCCAAGAGCATAGACGATGTGAGTATAACGAGTCGTGAAGGTTTGATTCTCCGAGTCATATTGAATCGGATTACCTTCCGGCTTAACGTTGGCAAGACCAAAAGACGAGATACCAACATCTTCTTCATACTGCTTGCGCGATGTGAACTTCTCGAACAACTGATCCCACTCTACAGGATACTCGTCGTACGATTTACCGTACCAAGCATTTACACCAGGCCAAAGAGCCTTGGCAAAGCTTGAGCTATTGATAATACCAGCCATTTTATATCTCCTTTAACCTTAGACGCCAGCAGTGCCGGTGCCACCGCTAAATTGATGGTTATTGATCATAACCAAGACTTTGGCATTTACCGAAGTAATGTCATTGTCTACCTTTACCGAAGCACCCATCAACTTCAAAATCGAAGTTGCCGTAGTATTAACTGCGGAAATACTCTCACCAGACTGACCAGTAACCGTGGACCCACCTGCGTCGGTCAATACGGCATTTTGGTTAAAGTCGGTAATCGTGATTTGAGATTGGACTTCATACAAGGTATCAGGAGCATCTGCCACATACACATACGTAGCGGTAGATGCAGCACGATATTGCGGGCTGTTCAAGTTCAAAGGATTGATTGCAAAGCCAACAACAACACCAACAGCAGCAGCATCAGTACCAATAACGAATTTACGGATACCAGGAACACCAGCAGCGTCGGTGGTTGAATCAAGGGTCACCAAGTCGCCATTAAAGAGAGCGACAGCATTGCTCGCAGCGATGAAATACTTAGTGAGTTGCCCATTCCAGGGCGAGCCGTCAAGGTGACGGACAGGGCGCAAACCCTGTACACGACTTACGTTAGCCATTTAGATTTTCTCCAAAAGTTTAAAATTTAATGGCCAACATAGCCACTTTACTTACGACCTGATCGGTCGATAACAACTGAGCCATATTCGCCATCATTAGTATTAGGCGTCAGGGTTTCTTCTGTGCGACGAACTTCCTGCTCTTGTGCTTTCTGATCTTCATCATAAAGATCTTTGTGGATCTTCATCACATAAGCTTTTGTACCATCTCCACCATTGACAACTTGACAGGCCAAAGAGCCGGGAGACCCGCCTTCTTCAACTCGGAAATTACCGGTGTCGACTTCTTCGTTCGTACAGACTTCCCATCCACCTCGTTTAAAATCTGCAATACGTCCAGGATAGTCATTCACCCAACGATATTCAAAATTCGGGTTCTTGCCTACTACGGACATTCTGGGACGAGTTCCAACAGGGACTCGAACTGGGCGTACACTCGTTGCCTCGACGTCTTGTTCTTGATTTGCGGTTTTGCGGTTCATAATTGTTATCCTCTAGGATCAGCCCTTAACGGCCTTCAACTGTTTAATGTACTCTTCTTTGGTGATGTGACCGCCATCTACCAAGGTTTTCATAACTGTCTTCTCGACGTCTGACAATTCGTAATCACTACCAGCAACTTTACCCCGAGGAAGATTACCCTCGACAGCAGTAGCTCGTTCACGATTAGGATTGGAGAACTTTTCTTTAAATCGTTCCTTGACTTCTTTTTCCAGGGTCTTAAGAACTTCACGGGCACCAAGACCTTCCTGAGCTAATTCCACTCCACGGGCATCTGCCCAGGCATGCATTGCACGGTTGTTCTCATACCAGCTATTCTTAGACACCCAGTTCTGAAGTTCCGGATGCATTGTTTGTTCAATAACTTGATTTGCTTCTTGAATCTGTTGTGCTTGAAGCTGTTTCTGTTGGTCTTTTACGAGATCAAGTCTATCATCAATCTCTACAACACGCTCTGCGTCGCCCTCGGACAAAGCTGTCTTTTTCTGGGCTTTAAGTGCTTCTACTGCACGTTGATACTCAACTTCTCGAACTTTGGAGTTGTGTTTAGCAAGCTCATTCAAAGCCTTCTTAACATCTTTAAGTTCTTTAGATTGGGATTCAATCTTCTTGAACAACTCGCCACGACGGATAAACTCACCTGCATCTACCCACCGTTCTTCATCACCATCATATTCTTCTTTCGGAACCCACCCTTGGGCAACTGCTTCTTGTTGAACAGGACTAAGTTCAACTGCTTCCCCAGGTACAACTGTTCCTACTTCCGTATTTGCGTCAGCCATCTTTGGTTACTCCCCTTGATTTTCGTAGTAGCAGAGAATGTCTTCGTCATTGAGAATGACAACATCTTCTTCGGTACTCGGATCTTTCACTGTCTTGCCACTGTGTCGAGCGTAGGTAACTAGATCACCTACCTTGACTGGAATTGCTAGATTGTGTTTCTTCACATAGTCCAGGAATGCTGTGGGGCCAATGTCTAGGATTGTACCTTGATCGATCTGGGTGTGCAGATATTTGGTTTCCTCAGTCTTTGCAATTTCAAATCCTGCCGCCTTCATACGGGCGGTCACTTCATCATATTCTTCAATCTTTACCGGCTTAACTATAAGTCGATGAATGACTGCTTTAATGCTCATCTTGAGGTTCCTCGTCTACGATATCCGCTAATTGGATGTTCAACACTGAATTAATGCCAGCAAGAAGACCAGTCAAATAACGATCCTGTAACGAGTCTTTCCCCGCATTAAACTCTAAATACTCCATTGAAGTGGAGCGCACCTGCTTTAGGTATTGAAAAACAGCAAGACTTATCTCTTGGTTTTTCCAGTCTGAGAACGATTGGGTTGCGCTGATTTTGCCATCTCCTTAGTTTGCTGAACTTTGGCCTTGTGGGACTCTTCACTCTGTCGAATAGTCTCTTGATGAGTTTCAGCGCTTTGCTGAATCTGCTGGTGGTTGGCCATCTGATCCTGGGCCATCTTAGCCCTGGTAGTATGAAGTTCAACTGCTGCGTTGAGGTTAGCTTCTTGTGCGGCAATCTGCATTTTCTGTGCAGCTACCGCTTTGTCATTTTCCATCTTAGCCTGAGCAGACTGCTGATCCAATTGCATGGATTGCTGTTGTGCTTGGGCTTTGAGTTGAATCTCCTGTTGCTGCGCCTGCGACTTCATCTGAAGTTCCTGAACCTTGGGATCCGGGGGAGGCGGAGGCATTTGCCCAGTCTGCTGTACCTGCTGATTAAACAACTGCTGGTAGTTCGGCTGATCTTGTGCCTTCAACACACGGGTAATGACTTGGATTGGATCCAGCACACCAATGGGCAACAGTTCCAATAAGCCTTGTGCTTTCTGAAGCTTTTCCGAGGCGCTAGTTGCGTTCGGGTCAGCGGCAGGGACTACACGATAGGTCTTTTCATCAAAGTCATCTGGGCCAATCTGCTCATTAACTACTGCACTGTAGGTCTGGGGATCTAGGTAAGTAGCGTTCAACTTGAACAACTTACAGAATTCCTCATTCAAAGCACGGTAGATTCTCTTGTAGATGGCCGTAAATACTTTCATACCTTGCTCCACCGTAGCCATTGTAGTGGTAGCTGGGGTGTTTTGGCCGGGCATCTTACCAGTGAAAATGTCGGCCACAGAGGCCAACTCTTTACCAGAAGTAATAAGGGTTCCCATCAACTGAAACAGGACGGCGCTAGGTTCTTTAGTCGGGAGAGGGAAGATCTGTTTCTTCAAGTCATCTCCAACAGCATTAACTGCCTTCCACTCCCCAGGCATGAAGCGATGATCGCCCATGCGCAAGCGCAAGCCCTTTCCAATAAATCCAGACTGAAGATTGTTCAAAGTACCAGCATCAGTCAGTTGGTTGATTAGGGTATTAACCGATTCATTAATTGGGCCAAGAAGCATGCCAAAGCCAATGTCATAAAACCCACCATCGGGGCTAGGTATGAACCCAAACTTAGTAAAATAATGTATAGGCTCAATACTAGCCAAAGTACCATCGTCATTAAAAAACATAGTTTGTTCATCATACCGTGCCGTGATTCTTAGAATTTTACGGGTTTGACGATGGAACGTAACAATGTACGGTTCTGAATAACCGTCATCATCAAGGTCATAATAACAATGCTGTTCAATAATCTCATAAGGAGTTGTGTCATCATTTGCTGGCATCCACATAGACTGCTTAGGATGGGCATCAAAGGGCACGCTTGGGGGCGCACCTAGATCTACATCCTTACAGAACAACTTACCCATCTGACGCTGTTTAATGGCCCTCTTGGTCATTGGGATGATTTCAGAGATGCGCTCAGCACTACACATATCAGTTGCCCAGTAGTTCACAACTACGTGCTTTGGCAGCAATACATGACTACAATTCTTCTTCTTTACTGAGTCCCAGTACGTCTTTTTAAACATCGTGCCGACTAGAGGCAGTTGGATCAGAAGTTTATCCATCCCTTCTTCCCAACCAATCATGTTGTGCATAATGTCGTATGACATGTAGGTTGCAATACGTTCTGCTTGGTCCTGCTTCGTGTCATCAGGATCCTTACCAATCACCTGACCCTGGACAATCATACCATCAGAAGGAACCAAGGTAGGGTAGGCCCTCGCAGCGAACTGCATAGCTGCGGTAGAAAGCAGAGGATACTTGATATTCGAGGCTTTAGGCCAAGGATATGCTTTTTGTTCTTGGACCTGAGAGGCCAGCTTCACCCACTCATCGACTTTTCGTTCCCACTCGATGCGGGACTGGAGGTCAACCTCAAACCCTTCAGCACAGTCATAGGCAATCTTGCGTAGTTCATCCTCTTCGAGATGATCTGCAATGTTGACCGACTCAATGTACTTGCGCAGACGATCAGACGGTTTCTGAGTGTCTGGGTGAGGAATATCTGGTTGGGGCGGAGGAGCTGGTTGGGCGTTCATCTGTTGCTGTTGAGCACCAGCTTGTTGGGCCACATCTGCCAACTGATAAGGATCATTGTTGGGATCAACTCCCTGACCCCCTTGACTTCCGGCGGCCATATTCTGCATAGCCCCCTGAGGGGTGTTGTTAATCGGCATAGTTAATATCCAGTAGTTGCATTCCTGCCTTCATCACTGAGACCAGAGCTTTCATACTCGATCTGATATTCTTCTTCTTCGAGATCTTCTTTGGTGGGGGCTTCAATTACCACATCCAGCATCAAACCAAGGTAAGAGAATCCGTCAACTTGGTCGTCATGCTTATCCCGAGGGAAGCGCATCAGCTCATCTTCGAAGGTCTGATACCAGTCACCCTGTTTATCAAACTTACATCCTTGGGCACGCATACGTGCTTGGATGGATCTGGCTCTGGTAATCTTGTCTTTACCACCGTGTTTAAGGGGATAAAGGTTGATGTAGTTGTTATTCCTCTGCATCTCTTCCCGAAGGAACGGACCAATGGCCTTGGAGACTTGCATCTCTTCAATCCCAATACACTCAGGATCGTAAAGCTTCTGAAGCATCAACAGTGTGTCAACGATCTCTCGACCGTCCATGCGCTCTCGGATAACGTTGCGGACTTGGAGTCGTTTATCTTCATCCACTCCTGCGATAACAAAGACGCTGTAGTCGGCTGTCTCTTTGTCTGAGATAGCTAAGTCAACAGCTATGTAGTATCGAACAGGCTTCTTATAATCTTCTTCTCGCATGGCCAGAAAGTCGGCACGACGGAAGTAGGTGCTGGACTCGTCGATTGGGATATTAAGATATTCCTGACTATAGCCATCAGCTAACCCCATTTCAAAGGCTTGCTGCTTGAGCATCTTGAATTCCTTCACAGACTTCTTCTGAGGCCAGAGAAGCTGCTTCCAGTCATCTGTGTGGGCACGATACTTGATCGACCTCCACATCCTACGATCTGTACTGTACTGCTTGAGCGGTTCTGTTACAGTGGATTTAGCATAGGGTTTGGGCATCAGACCTTCCAGCATCGAGTCCATGTGGAGGATAGTTCCCACAAAACGGACAATGCCCTGGTCGCTTCTACACGGTAACAGAGCATTCGTAACCCACTTCTTAAACTTGGCACGACGCTCCTTGTTCATGACAAGTTCGTCGTTTTCCATGTCATCCCCGATAATGATATCAGGGCGGCTGTTGTTCCACAGCAAACCACGGAGTTTTTGTTCTGATCCCTTTGCGATTATCCGGAACTTGTGTCCGTCATCAAATTCTACAATGATGTCAGTTTCGCTGTCTTTTATAAACTGGACTTGGCCAGCAGGGTTCTTCTTTAATCCGAACAATTCAATCAACTGGGAGTTGTCTTGAAGCGCGTTCTTGATATTCCCTAGGAAAAGGCTCGCCTGTGCTTCGGTATCGGAGACAAGCAGCATAAACTTCCGCTCTCTGAACAGCAGGGTAGCTAGCCCGTACCCAAGCGTAACAGCGGTTGATTTCGCATGTCCCCGTGGGGCCGCAATAGCAACAAACTTGTTCTCGCTGCAACATAGATCCCAAACCTCCTGGTGAAACTCTGGTGAAGCACACGAATCTTCAAAGGTAGGAGCAAGGACGGAGCCAACAAAACCAGCTACAACGTCTCTTGTGACCTTCATTTCTTACCTTTGGTTGGGCTCACGTTACGCTTCAGTGACGAGTCTGAGTTGCGTTCAAACGATCGGTTATCATGGGCGGACTCGACCCGTAAATTACTCCAGGCGTTAGTACCACCTTTAGATAACGGGCGGATATGGTCAACATCTTGGCCGTCGCCAACCGAAACCTTTCCTTCCTTCGCCAACTCCCGTCGGGCGAGGGTTCGCTCAGATCGCTCGCGCCTATGGGCGCTAGTAGATTCATACTTGGTATCGTAGGTGTAGTCTCTGGTCCCATCAGGGTTTGTCCTTGGCATTTTGGGAGTCTTCTCCGAAGATTACATCAGTGACTTCAACCGATGGTTTTTTTGTTTGGTTGGCAATCTGGGCAAATTGTTCTGCCAGATTACGAAGAGTTGCTTCAATTTTGTCGTTGGTTACAGATTCACCAGCAATGTGGCGTTCAAGCATTACATCACGTCGATCAGAAAGATCAACTGCAACTTTGTGAGCATCTCGCATGTTTACTGGCTTTCTTCGCATTTCACCAGTTTTCTGGTCAAACATGAAGTCACCATTAGCTAGGCGGTCTTCAACAGCATCATAGCTGTTGGCAATGATCTTCTTCAGACGGTTGGATAGCTGGAGGTCTTCCTGAACGCGTAGATCGCTCTCCATCGTCTTCCACCACTCACTTGCCTTCCACACCTTGAGGGTGTCGTACGGAACGCTCAGAGCCCCTGATACGAGCTTTAAATTGCCCAGTATCATGTAGGTGGTAACTGCTTCGATCTTTTGGCTATCTGCCCACCGACTCTTGCGAGCACTGAGAGCACGACGCCGGGTAGGTTTGTAGATATTCAAAGATAACCTCTTGGTTGTTTGTGGACCCGATAAAAGCTTCGCATCGAAGCGTTGCTTCTAGTTTACGTGCTCGGATCCCAGACACGAGATATTGGATCACCTCCTGAAAAGGAGCTTGACAAATGAACACAGTTGTGATACATTTTCCAGCATCAGCAGACATCTTACCATAGTTTAGTCGTTTTGTCAAGTAAAAGATACAAATACAACAAATAAAGTACTAAGGTAAGTACTTTCTCTTGACAAATCTTCTATCTTGTGTTATAATTAATACTTCTTTCTTTTTAAGAAGTTGAAAAACTTCTTTTTTCTTTCTTGTTTGCATGGGTTTGTTTTATTCCTCTTAGTGAAGGTTT